CCGGCAGCCCCAGTGGTTTGGCGGATACAATCCGTCCCATAGCGGATCGCCCAGCGCAAAAATCTTGCCGTTGAGTTCGCGGCATCGCAGACTGGTCCGCGAATCCATTACCGAGACATATTCGCCATAGGGGCGCGCCTGCCGGTTATCAACCTGCGCCTTATAGCGGCCCGCCTGGTAGGCGGTCTGGGTGTTGGTATCGTAAATCGTGCGCAGGCGATACGGCGATCCCAATTGCACCGTTTTCTCGACGCCATCGGGTCCGGCAATAAGCCGCTTGCCCCACCAGCCTTTTTCCCGCAATTTCGGTTCAAGCTGTTTCTTGAATTTCTCGAAGGTCACCCCCGCGCTTACCGCCTCGTCAATGGCATTGCGGATGTCCTGCAGGATGTCCATGCGGGTCACCTTCGCGACGGTGAATGCCTGGGCATGCGCGTCCTGCCACATTTCCTGCCAGTTCCAGGTGATCGCGTATCCCTTGGAGCGGAAATATTCGACCGCCTTTGCCGGCGGCAGTTTGCAGGCGTAAAGCAAGTCAACTTTGTCGGCCATTGAGCCTTCCCCAGATATTGGCCACGAACCGCGCGCGCGCAACCAGGTCCCCCAGGCTGTCGGTGTTCATTTTCGGGAACTGCGCAACGAGAGACGCCATGATTTCCTCGTAGCTTTTCGCCTCGGAAAACATGACAATGATTGGCGCGAGCACCGCTTCCGCCTGCGCCTGCAGGTCGGCGTCCGGGATCCCGGCAATCAAATCATCGATCGCCCTTTGATCCGTTCGGGCGACCCGCTGGGTCGCCCCTTCCGCGAACGTGCCCCCCTCTCCCGGCAGGATAGGGGTTGGGGGTGAGGTCGGGACGGCGCCGACGTCGAATTCATCCTCGTCAAACCCGTATTCCTTGACAAAATGCGCCTTCGTGAATTTTACGCCGCAATCCGTCAGGGTCTTGTCGCGCGTGGAGTTTTTCTCGTCGGTGTCCGCGTCCTCCCACATGGAAAAGACGGGGCGGTCGCCGGAAAAATTCATCTCCCAGATCCAGCCGATGAGCGTATTGAAAGCCTCTTCAACGATCCTTTTATCGGCGTTTACGATGTCTTTACGAACGCTCATGGCGGTATCGTCGTTGCCGAGTTTGCCCGGCGTCGATTGCGCGGCGCCCTCATGTCCGAGTTGCACGATCGAGATCTCATTCTTACAGAACTGCAGCAGATCGCGATAAATCGCCGAACTCGCGGCCTTGCCCGCCGCCTCGATGATCTCCACGCTGGAGTCGTCCGGTATCACGGCGATCGCATCGCGCACCATGTCTTCCAGGGAGTCGGCCAGCCGGTCGTTTTCCGCTTTGTCGGTCCCGCGAGGGGTTTTTCCCACGGCGAACGGCATGCCGTATTTCTCGCAGAACGTCACCCAGAATTTCAGGCCGCCCTTCTTGAATGTCGCGGGCCAGAAACAACTTGACAGATCGGGATAGCCGTAGGGGTTATCGTAGGTCGCTTCCTGGCGGGGAACCAGAAACTTGCGGTCCGGCAGCAACTCGCCCATATAGTTGGCGACCGTGCGCATGCGCAGGCGGTTCTCGGTATCGAAGACGAACCATTCCTGCGGTTTGCCCAGGATGTCGCGCGGCAGCCACATATCGCCGGAGCGTTCCCAGATGACCTCCAGGAGCGCATAACCATATTGCGGCGCATCAAGGACCTCGCCGATGATCCGTTGCATGGGCAGGCGGGCGAACAGGTCTTCGATAATTTTGGCCTGGCGCGACCGCGAGCGCCCGCGATCGAGTCCCCATTGCAGCGCCATCACGCCCGCCTTGCGGTTTCGCACGCATCCCCGGATATGGGCGTCAGAGGCGACCTCCCGGTATACGGAAAGGTCCTTGTACATTTTTTTGAGGACTGGATCCGGGTTCGGCAGCCATTGCCCCAGGCTGAGGTAGTTCACGCGATCGCGCGTCGCCAGTTCGGCTGACAGGCTGCCGCGGCCTGCCCCGATCTCGACAAATGATGTCGGAGATATCCAAAGTCCTGTTTTTTTCATAAAATCCTCGTTTTTCTTTCCGTTTGGGCGGCTCGCGGATCCGCGCCGGCCTGAAAATTCAACCTGATCCCCTAGATCGCGTTTAAAACCGCCGAAGCGAGGGGGGGGGGCTATCCAACTACCTCTCGCCCTGCGCTTTGATTTGCGGGCCTTAATAGCCCTCGGCGATTTTCCCTTCCGGGTTTCGGCGCCTGCTTGTTACCCGGACCGGCCCGGCGTTTGTCTTCGCCGCGTGGATCGCCAGGCAGAAGGCCCACCAGTGATCGGCATGGCCGGTCTGGTCCGTGGCGTCGGCGTCGAGCCGAACATTGCCGGTGCCCAGCACCAGCTTTTTTACCGAATGAAAGCTATCACGCACCAATTGATCGGCCGGCACGGTGCAGCGTTTGTCTTCCATGCAATTGCGGGCATCGTAAGCGATGTTTTCCTTGATCGCGTTTGTCAGCGTGATCGGCTCAACGCGGTATTTTCCCCATTTTTCCTGCGCCGCCTCGGCCAGCGGCGCGCCCATGCCCGTGGCGTCGATGCAGAGCCGCCGCATGCGTGGCAGCGCCATTATCGAATTGAGATAGTCGACCTGGACCGCGAACCGCGCCTTCTGAAACCCCTTGATGTTTACGGTATATTTGATGTCGCCGATTTTTTTGACGACCCAGAAAACGGCGAAATGCCGCTTGCGGGCGACGTCGTAGCCGGCGTAGAGATCGCCTTCTTCAAGCAACGCCAGGTCTTCCAGCGGCGCCAGGTGCGCGGTGCTTTCGCATCCGCTGATGAGTTCGTATTCCACGAATGCGGTCGCCGCATCGACGGCATTGCAGCAATACTCTTCCTGCCATACGTCTTCATCCTGACAATTGCGGTGCTCCTCTTCCAGCCAGGCCTCGCGCTCGGCGGGCGTCGTTTCTTTTCCGAGAATCTTATCGAGCAGGCCGTCGGCGACCGCGTCGTAAATCGTGACGGTATGCAAGGACCATCCGGTCTTGCCTTCGCGGGTGTCGGAGATGAACTGATAAAACAGGCATTGCTTGCCGTGATGTGTTGACACTATGCGTATCGGGAAGCCCCACATGGCCGTGGGCTTGGCGGCCTTCCACATGGCGCGCTGGTCGTCGTGCCATGCCGCCTCGTCCCAGATGACCTTGCCGCCCTTCGAGCGGAACCGTTTCGGGTTGCTGGTCAGCGCGTAGATTTTGCCGCCGTTTTTAAATTCGATGGCGAGGGCTTTGATGTCTTTTTCGGAGTCGAGAATCACCTCGCCCAGGGCTTTTGCCGCTGTGTCAAAGAGCTTCGCCCACATCGCGCAATAGTCGATGTATTCGCGCGCGGCCGATTCGTCGGCGCTGGTGAAAAAGATTTTCCGGACCGGGCGGCCCTGGGTGTATTCTTTCTTCCGGACGATGTCGCGCACGTCTTCGAACGATTGCACGTAGGTCGCGCCGATCCGCCGCGACTTTTCCCAGATCTTTATGCGCGATTCGTCGGCGAGCCAGCGGAGCTGATAGCCGAGGAAATATTTGTTCGGCTTCGGCGCGCGCCGCTCTGCGTCAAGGGCTTTTTCGGTGGATGCTTCCGGCATTGTAAAGGTCGCCGCCGTTGGGGTGGATTTTATTCTTCGATCCCGAGGCCGCGGTTCACCAGCTTGACGATGTCGTCCTCCGACAGGTCTTTCTGCGGCTGGCCGTCTTTTTCCTTGATCGCCTTGACGTCTTCGTAATCCTTGACCTTGATGATCATGGGCAATAACCTGGCGGCGGTGTACATCCTGCCGGCGTCGACCTTCGCGCCCGCCTTCATGTCTTCGCGGATGCTGTTGATGAGTTCGCGGGCGAAATCGTACAGTTCCTCGTGGAACGCCTGGCGATGGGTTATGTATTGCCGGCGTTTGACGTCCCAATCCCCCTCGTCCTTCCATTCGCGCACGGTCTTTTCGCCGAGCTGCAGCTTGGATGCTATTTCGGCGGGGGCGTTCTGCTCCTGGACATAAAGCCGCTCGGCTTCCGCGAAGTAAAGCGCCTTCTTAGCCATTGAGGGCGTCCTCCAGCGTTTCCAATTCGTCGGAGATCTGCTTCGCCTCTGCGGCAATGGCGTTGAGCCGGTCCATCTGCACCACGGCCAGATCGATCTCAATCGCCTCAAGGGAGATCCAGGGGCCGAGCTTGTCGCGCAGCGAAACCGTCAAACCGGAGGCCTCCAGTTTCAGTTCGCGCAGGCGGTGCTTTTTCATTTCGATCTGTCCGCGTAATGCGGCGCGTTCCATGCTCATTCCTTGTTCTCCTTCCGCACGATGGGGCAGTAATGGTTGTTTTCGATTTTGCTGTTTGTCGTCGAGACCTGGCCGGCGATGTAGTCGATGCTTTCCGCGAATTTATTGAGCACCTGAAAATTTTCGGTGTTGCGGCGCGACTGCTCTTCGAATATCGCCCGGTACTGGCCATCCTGCTTGTTGAGCAACGATATGAGCAGGTCTTTTTGCTCGCGCAAAATGTGCTTGAAAAATTGGACGGTAACGATCCAGATGATGAAAACCACCGCCGAAAACCCTAAAAGCCGCACCAGTTCGATGGTTGATGCGATAGAAGAAAGGTCCATCGACGGCCCCGGGGAAAAAGGAAATCGCGGGAAAAGGCGCGAACGCGCCTTTTGAATAATACTGGATTTCACCGGCATTATCCAATGTTGAAAACATTGCATTAGTCAATGGACAAATGCAAAAAAATCACGTAAATTAATCTCAATCGCCAATGGTCTCGAATAGTTTCGGAGGTTATCATGGCAACGCCGCAACAGCAAAAATCATAGGTCGCTTCCCGCACTATCATTCTCAACATGGTGGTGCTGGTCGTGCTCGGCATCCAGTGTTTCACCGGGTTTTTCATCGACCCGGCAATGCAGATGGCGGCGCTGGGTTTTATCAATCTCGTTGCGCGAAAATTCACCCATGCGGAACTCTGCCTGGGCGACGTTCCGGCGGTCGCGGTCAAACCGGCGGTCCCGAAAATCTTTTTCGCTTCGCGCACCGTGTGGGTCTGCATTATCGGAATTATCGCGGCAATCGTCCAGAAATATACCGGCTTTGTATTTGCTCCTGAAAAGCAAGCGGGCCTGCTCGCGATCGCGATGATAGCGCTGCGTTTCGTGACCAATCGGCCGGTGTCATTAACGTGATCGAATGGGCGGCCCGTTGGGTCGTCCAACAAAGAGGGTAACGGGACGCTTTCCTCCTTTTGCGTCCCCGGCCCCCTCTTCGGAAAGGCAAGAAGGTCGCTCCAGTACCATGAAAAATCCGGTCATCGAAATCTTCCGGGCGGGCGCGCATAAAGACAGCGCCGGCGTGGAGCACGCCTTTACCGAGGCGGACCTCGATAAGATCGTTGCCGGCTACAAGCCGGGCGAGCACGAGGCGCCCGTGGTCATCGGCCATCCCAGGGAAAACGCGCCGGCGTTCGGCTGGGTCGCGTCCGTCGCGCGCAAGGGCCAGCGCCTGTTCGCGGAAATCAAGGACATGGTCCCGGAGTTCATGGACGCATGGAAAAAGGGCATGTATAAAAAACGTTCGATTTCCCTGTATCCCGACGGCACTCTGCGGCATGTTGGTTTTCTGGGGGCCGTGCCTCCAGCCGTCAAAGGCCTTGCCGATTATCAATTCGCGGACGGCGACGCCGTGAGTTTTGAATTCATGGAAGCGGATGACGCATCGAATTTCCGCGCCATCGGCCGATTGTTCGCCGCGGTGCGCGACTGGATCATCGAGTCATCCGGCAAAGACAAAGCGGACCAGGTCCTGCCCACATGGGAAATCGACGGACTAAAAACGGCGGAAACGCCGGCTGAAGTTGCGCCGGCATATTCAGAACGGAAACCTGCCATTATAAACCTTTCCGAAGGAGCATCCATGGCAACGACTCAGGAACTCGAAGCGAACGTCTCGACGCTTACAAAGGCAAACGCAGACCTTACCGCCGAGAATGCAACGCTCAAAACGCAGAACGCCTCGTTTTCCGAGGCTATCAAGGCAAAAGACGGCGAGATCGCCGGCCTGAAAAACAAGGCGTCGGCGCAGGAAGCCGCAGCGCGCAAGACCGAGCATGTCGCGTTTTGCGAAGCGCTCGTCAAGGAAGGCAAACTCTTTCCGAAAATGAAAGAAGCCATCGTGACCCAGCTTGAACTGGCGCACCAGGCGTCCACCGGCAATTTCGCCGAGGGCCAGGAAAAACCGATCGACGCGCTGAAAAAGGCGCTCACGGAGTCCCCTGTCGTGCATGAGTTCGCGGAACTCGCGAAGAAAAGCAATACCTCGCAACCCGCCGGCGGGTCCGGCTCGGCCGCCGAACGCATCGACCGGCTGATCACCGACAAGATGAAGGCAAAACCCGACCAGCGGTATTCCGTCGCGTTCTCGGAAGTACAGAAGGAAAACCCGGATCTGGCGAAGGAATATCAGATAGAGGTGCAGGGCCGGTCCGAGTAGCGGCAGAGGATATCACAACATGCAAGGGCGACTCAGCGAATCGCCCCATCATGCAAACCAAAACCAGCAAACCAAACCAGAGAGGTGCAACGTGGCAACCGAAAACAAGATTCTCGATCTCAGCTTCCCCGCGGCGGAAGACCTCAGCAATGACCAATACCGTTTTGTCGTGCTGAATTCCTCCGGGGCCGTTCGGCGTCCCGATAGCGAAACCGAAGTCTGTCTCGGCATCCTGCAGAACGCGCCCGCATCCGGCGAGGCCGCATCGGTGCGCATCATGGGCGTCTCAAAGGTCCAGGTCAACGCGACCCTCGGCATCGGCACGTTCGTCATGCAGGAATATGTTTCCGCGACGGACGCCGGCAAAGCCAAGACATCCGCTGGCGCGCCCGCGTATTCGCGCGCGGTCGTGGTCGAGGCCTCGGGCGCGGAAGACGATCTCGCGTCCGTTCTGCTCACCAGCACATTCCCGGCAATCAACGACGCGGTGGCCAGTGCGGCCGTCGTGACCACCGACGCCACGGCGGGTGCGCGGACCTATACCGCGGCCGAGCTCATCGGCGGATTGATTCTGCGCGATCCCGCGGGTGGAAATCGCAGCGACGTCACGCCGACGGCGGCGCTGATCGTGGCCGGCATTGCCGGCGCGATCGTTTCGTCCAGCTTCGAGTTCACGATCCGGAACACGGCCGACGCGGCCGAAACAATCACCGTGACCGCGGGCGCCGGCATTACGCTTTCCGGCACCATGACGATCGCGCAGAACAACAGCAAGCGGTTTCTCGCTGTCTGCACGAACGTCGAGGCCGGCACGCAGGCCGTCACGATTTACAGTCTCGGAACCGTCGTCCATTGATTTGCATGGGTGGTCCGATGGATCACCCCCGTTAATGAAAACGAAAAGACACGGGCGGCCCGGGGGTCGCCTCAACAAATAGGAAAAAGTCACAACCCAGGAGGAATCAGATGGCCCTTCCCGATGCACGGAGCCAAATTATCGCAGGCCCGCTGGCCAATGTCAGCGTCGCGTTCAAACCCACCGGTCATATCGCCGACCAGGTGTTCCCGATCATCGATCGCGTGCCGGCCAAAGCGAAGATCGGCGTTTACCAGAAAGGCGCATGGTTCCGGGATGAGGCCGATGTCCGCGCTCCGGGTACCAGGGCGAAACGCGGCGGCTATCCGACCACCACGATCGACGTGTCCACGGTCGAGTACGCATTTGCCAAGGAAGTGACCGATGAAGACCGCCGGTATTCCAAGCAGCAAGGGGCGCTTCCGCTGCAGCCCGACCAGGATGCGTTGGAGTTCTGCGCGTCGAAGATCGACCTGAAAAAAGAGAAACGCATCCGCGACCTGATCGTCGGCGCTACATGGGTCGACGGCAATTCGGGCGGCGAGGACGCCGACGGCAAATGGGCGGCAACCAGCGGCAATACGTTCCTGGTCGATATCACAACCGGCATCAAGGCCGTCAAGGCGAAGACCGGCATCAGGCCGAACCGCCTGGTCTTAGACCTGGGCACGTTCCTCGCCCTCGCGAACGAAGCCACATTGACGGACAAGATCAAATATACCAGCTCCGATTCAATCACCGCCGAGGTCATGGCGCGGCTATTACAGTTGGACAAGGTGCTGGTCGGCGAACTCAGCTATTCCTCCGCCAAGGAAAACAAAGCCGGCACAGATTTCACGGCGGCCGCGATCTGGGAAGTCAATGCCACGAAAGGCATGGGGTTCCTGTTTTACGCTCCGCCGGCGCCCGGGCTCAAGGTCCCGACCGCGGGATACCAGGCGCGCGCGGCCTACGAAAACGGTCTGCCTCGCCGCACCGTAAGCTGGCGCGAAGAGGCTGAGCACCAGGACGTGTACGAGGTCGCCGAGGAATCGCATATCCTCACGGTCAGCACCGATCTGGGCTATCTCTGGTGCGACACCCTGTTGACCTGATCCATGGCCTATTGCTCATTGACAGATCTCAAGAAGGTGGAGCCGGAGGCCCAGCTCATCCAATTGACGGATGACGCTGGCTCCGGCCTGATCGACGAGACAAACCTCGCGGGCGCGATCTCCGGCGCGGACTCGTTGATCAACACCTACCTTCGCGGACACGCGGAGCTGCCGCTCGATCCCGTGCCGGACATTATCGTGCAGATCAGTGCGGAGTTGGCGATCTGCAATCTTTACAAGCGCCGGTTTGGTTCGTCGATGCCGGAAACCATGAAAGACCGGCAGAAATGGGCGGAAGGGAAGCTCCTGCAGATCGTCAATGGACAGATCAAGATTTCCGAGGAGCAGCAGGCGGCGGCATCGGAGGCGCATGCGGTGATACGGACGCCTGAGAAAGAGTTTCCGAGCACGGTTTTAGACCAGTTTTAAGGACCGATAAATGCCGGTTACACTCGTCGATATCGAGACAAAGACGGTGGAACGCCTCAAGGCGCAAGGTCTGAAATGCCAGGACATCGACGCCGGCGCGGACCCTCTGGGCATAACACAACCCGCTCTGCATGTGCGGACCACCGATTGCCTGTTTTCCGACTTGACAAATACAAAGCAGAAGGCGACAATCATCGTATCGGCGTTTCTGTTTGTAAAAAACGTCCAGAACGAAAAGGCCCGCCGGCATGCGGCCTATCCGCTTGCCTGGGCGGTGGGGGGCCTTCTTAAAGGTCAAAATCTCGGACTTGACATCCGCCCTTATAAACTCAAGCGGATCTTCGAAAACACCCCGGTCGAGTATCGCGACGCCGGGGTCATCGTTTACCAGATCGATCTGACGACCTGGTTCGCGTTTTATCCGACCGAAGAAGAGTCGCTTGATTTATTGAGAATCAATCTGGAATATTTTCTGCCGGGCGACGAAACCAGGGACGCCGAAGACGCAATTGATTTGGAGGAGTAATAATGGCGGTTGAAACGATTCTGGTTATTGCGCCCAAAGGCCTGGCGTGTCCGAAAGAGCTTTCGCGCGAAACGATCGGCGACGCCGCGCCTGTGCTTGTCCCCAATACGTCCTATTACCGCCGATGTATTGGCGAAGGGAGCCTGCTTTCGGTAGAGACAAAGCCGAAGCGCAAAACCGACGAACAAAAAACATCGACCAAAAAAGGGAGCTAAACCATGGCGTCTCCAAACATTTCCTTTGATGCGATCCCAACCAGTTTGCGCAAACCCGGCC